GAGGGACCTGGGGACAAGGTGAATGGTCTAATCCAATACCAGTTGAAGTTACAGGAGTTGCAGGAACTACTGCACTTGGTAGCGAAACAGTAATAGCAAAAGCTTTAGTTAGTGTAACTGGAGTTAGTGCTACATCAGCACTTGGAAGTGAAACTGTTACTGGTACAGCTAATTTATCAGCAACAGGCAACGCAGGAACTTCTGCATTAGGTAGCGAAACTGTATTAGCTTCAGCAAATATTTTTGCTTCAGGTAACGCAGGAACATCCGCACTAGGTAATGCTATAACAGCAGGTGCTGCAGTAACAGGTGTATCTGGTTCTGCTTCAGTTGGAACACTTGGTGATGAATCAGTTTCTGCAGGTGCAACAGTATCTACAACTGGAGTATCTGGAACAAGTGGATTAGGAAGTATAAGTTTAGTTACTAATAATATACTTTCAATAACAGGTTTATCAGGAACAACAAGTTTAGGAAGTATAAGTATTTCAATTAGTCAAAATATTGATGTAACTGGAGTATTAGGTACAGGAAAAATACAAGGTGTTAATATTTGGACTATTATTGATGATTCACAAACACCAAATTATAGTAATATATCAACAACACAAACAGCAAATTATTCAGAAATATCTGCTTCACAAACACCAGATTGGGATGAAGTAGCTTAATATAAATAAAAAGAGGAATACACAATGGCAAGTTCATATGTAAATGATTTAAGATTAAACGAAATGGCTACTGGCGATGCTAGTGGAACATGGGGTGAAACTACAAATACTAATCTTGAATTAATAGCAGAAGCTTTTAGTTATGGCACAGAAGCCATTACAACTAATGCTGATACACATACAACTACAATAGCAGATGGAGCAACAGACCCAGGTAGGTCTATGTTCTTAAAATATACAGGTACATTAGATTCTACTTGTACTATAACTATTGGACCAAATACAGTTTCTAAATTATGGATTATAGAAAATGGAACATCTGGTTCTCAATCTATAATTATTAAACAAGGTAGTGGTGCTACAGTAACAATACCTAGTGGTAAAACTAAAGTAATTTATTCTGATGGTGCAGGTTCAGGTGGAGCAATGGTTGATGCTTTTGCTTCTTTAAATTTACAAACAAGTGGCATCATTGAAAGCAGTTCTTCCATTCAAACTCCTCTCATAGAATTTACTGATGGAGATGATGCCATGACTATAGCTGATGGCGGACAAGTAACATTTGCACAAAATATAATAGGAACACTTGGTACAGCAGCACAAGCAAATATTACAAGTCTTGGAACTCTTACAGGATTAACAGTTAATGGAGATGTAACACTTACAGGTAGCAGTAATAATATTATTTTTGACCAATCAGACGATTCTTTAGAATTTGAAGATAATGCAAAAGCTAAGTTTGGTGCTGGTGATGATTTACAAATTTATCACGATGGCTCAAATTCAAGAATACAAGAAGGTGGAACAGGTAGTCTTTTAGTAAGAGGTACTAATTTACAATTACAAGACTCAGATGGTTATGATTATGTAACTTGTACTGATGGTGGCGATGGTGGAACTGTAGCTTTAAAACATTTAGGCTCAACAGTTTTAAGTACAGCTAGTGGTGGTATAACTGTAACTAGTGCAATAAATGATTTAACTATAGCTGCAGGTAATATACAAACAAATACAAGTAATAACTTATCTATTAATACTCCTAACTCTTTAAGAATAAATATAGATTCTAATAATGATGGAACTTCTGAAAACTTTATTATCGGACATAACCAAACAGCAGTAGATGCAAGTAATAATGTTTTACTTTTAGTACAAGAAAGTGGAAAAGTTTCTATTGGAGGAACAAATCCAAACGCAACTTTACAAGTTGGTGAGGGTACAACATCTGGTGATACAACTAATCCTGCAATACAAATAGGTAGAACTTCTACTTATAGATTTGGTATGTACGCATCTACAGAAGGTGCTGTAATAGAAAATAAAAATGGTGATGATGGCATACAGTTTAGAGTAAAAACTGCTGGTGAAGCTATGAGAATAGATGGTGGTACAGGAAATGTAGGTATTGGTACGAGTAGCCCTGATACAATGTTGCATTTATCAGCAGGTTCTACAGGTGTTACAGGTGGTAGTGATGCTGCTATAACAATGACTAATAAATTTGATGACCCTGATAATAGTTGGAAAATCGCACCATTGAGAAGTGGAGTAAGTAATACAGGATTGGAAATTAGAGATTTAACAGACAGCAGAACAGATATGTGTTTTGATGGTGCTGGTAATGTGGGAATTGGAGAGTTATCACCTGGTTCGCAGCTACATATTACAAGTGATACTGCTGGTGTAAATTGTATTCTAACTCTTAAAAATACACAAAGTAATAGAGAATCAAAAATACAATTAATTGATGAATCTAATCAAGGTGGACTTGTATTAGGTTATGATAATGGTGGTAATCAAGCAACCATTGGACCAGCAATAAGTGTACCTTTAGCATTTAATACTAACAATACAGAAAGAATGAGGATTCATGCAGGAGGTGATATTTCTATTGGAACTACTTCCTCAAATCCAGTAAATATTGCAGACCATAGATTAGTAGTTGAATTAAATTCAAGTAATTCAGGTATTGCTGTTGGTGCTGATGGACTTGTAGATAGTAGAACTTGTATGACTTTCTATAATGATAACGGAGTAGTTGGTTCTATTACCACAAATGCATCTTCAACAGCTTTTAACACATCATCAGATTACAGATTAAAAGAAAATGTAACTTACACTTGGGATGCAACAACAAGATTAAAACAATTAAAACCAGCTAGATTTAATTTCATAGCTGATAAAGATACAACTTTAGATGGTTTCTTAGCACACGAAGTTTCAAGTATAGTTCCAGAAGCCGTAACAGGTGAAAAAGATGGTACAGAAATGCAAGGAATCGACCAAAGTAAATTAGTTCCACTATTAGTAAAAACAATACAAGAACTAGAAGCAAGAATAGCAGCTTTAGAAAGCTAAATAAAAGGAGAATAATATGGCAATAGGATATACTTGGGATTGTAAAACATGCGATACTTACCCCTCTAAAAGTGGTAAATCTAATGTGGTGCATAATGTACATTGGAGACTTACTGCAACAGATGACACCAATAAAGATAGTGATGGTAATAACTGGACAGCTACTACTTATGGTTCACAAGCTGTAAGCACAGATGATTTATCTAGTTTTATTAATTGGTCAAGTCTAAAAGAAAGTGATGTACAAGGCTGGGTAGAAACAGCTATGGGTAGTGATACTGTTTCAGATATGAAAGCATCACTAGATGCAGCAATAGCTGAAAAGATTACACCAACGAGTGTTACTAAAACTTTAACTGAGTAATTTAAATAGATTTCAGTTTGATAGCAAAGTGCAGTATAATTAATTTTTATTAAAGGATTAATTATGTCAAAAAAAATAGAACTAACTAATGAACAAAAATATTGTAAAGCTCAAATACAAGATTTAACTCAAAAGGAAAATCAATTAAATTTTCAATTAGACCAAGTAAAAGCTAGTAAATCAGTTTTTACTAACCTTCTTGCAGAATATACTAAAAATATTGCAGAAGATACAACAGAAAAAAAAACAGAAAATAATAAGGAATAATAATGGCAACAATTAAAGATGCTTTAAGTGCTATAGAAGCACATGAAAGAGAATGTAAAGCATTATACAAAAGTATTGATAAAAGATTAGAAGATGGCTCACAGCGTTTTGATAAGATTGAAATGATGATATGGGCAGTCTATCCATTTATAGTAGCAACTGTAATAACAGCAGGATTTATATCGTGAGTAGAGCAAAAAGAATAGTAACAGAATTTAAAAAAGGTAAAAGTACAGTAAATAAAGCTGGTAATTATACTAAACCAAGTTTGCGTAAGCGTATATTTAATAGAATAAAAGCTGGTGGAAAAGGCGGTAGACCTGGACAATGGTCAGCAAGGAAAGCACAAATGTTAGCAAAAGCTTATAAAAAAGCAGGTGGCGGATATAAGTAAATGCCTTATCTTATAAGTAATATACCGCATTTTAAATGTTGGGTTAGAAAAGAATTTACAGCAAATCACGAAAAATATCATGGAGAATACTTATCAGCATTAGCTATAGCTGTAAATACTATTCCAGATAGGTCATTAAGTTTTCAAGTAGTTTTTACAGGTTGTGAAACAGAAGATGATAATTCTAATATTCATGGTGGAGCTATGTGGGCAAGGATGCCTATACAAGCTTTAGTTGCAGATATACCAGTAGAAGAATGGGCATTACCTATGGAGGACCATTTAGCACAACCTTGGGATTGTGAATCAAGAGACCATTCTGTTGTAGTTATAGATAGAGTAAGTTCTAGTCCTTGGTTATGTAAAATAGATAATAATTTTTATACTGGTAAATATTTATTTACAGTTGATTATACGGGTAATTCTATTGCAGATTGTCCTGCACAACATAAACAATCTCATGTGTTATATATAACTGAAGATTGTGAATGGAAAGGTAATTTTGTAGCATTACCTAATAATAGAGTAAGAGCTACAAGTCCTGCTTTATGGGTAACAGGAGAAGGAGCACCAGATTTTTCTCCATCACAACATTTACATTCAGCAGAAGGACATGAAAGTTATCTTGACCCATTAATTACATTTAATAATTTATATAGTGAAGGATTTGAAGAGGAAGATTAATGCCATTAAAAAAATCACAGAGGTCTTTAAAAGAATGGACAAGTCAAAAATGGACTACTCCTAGCGGAAAAAAATCATCTGAAACAGGTGAAGTATATGCTCCAAAAGCACAAATAGATAGATTAAAATCTACACCAAAAGGACGAAGAAAACTTGCAGCAGCAAATAGAAAAAAAAGAGCAGCTACAAAAGCAGGTAAGCAACACGCAAAACATGGTTTACATAAAGGTAAAAAAAGATAATGGCTAAAGCACCAGATGCATTTGTATATAATGCTACACTAGAAAGAATTGTAGATGGTGATACATTTGATTGTTGTCTTGATTTAGGTTTTGATGTAAAGCTACACAAACAAAGAGTTAGATTATCTGGTATAGATACACCTGAATCAAGAACTAGAAATAAAGCAGAAAAAGTTTTAGGTTTAGCTGCTAAACAAAGATTAAAAGAACTTTGTATTGGCAATATAAAAGTTAAATCATTAGGTAAAGGTAAGTATGGTCGAATACTTGGCATACCTTATACAAAAGATGGCAAAGATATTTGTCAAATATTAATTAAAGAAGGTCATGCAGTTGAATATCATGGCGGTAAAAAAACTAAAATATGGGGTAATTAAAAATGAATGAAGGACAAGAAAGATTTAGTGGTGATATGTCAAGAAATGAAGTTGAGATAGACCTTAATAAATTTATGGAACTTGTAACAGAAAATAGTAATTTAAAAGCAGAAATTACAGAAATGAAAGCAAATAGAGAACCAGATAATCCTTGGCAAAAATGGATATTTTTATCTAATATGATAGATGCTTGGAGAATATTTCCAAGAGCTTTTTTATCTGTTTATATATTTTTACTATACTATACTGTTATGTGGTTTATGGAATTACCTGACCCAACATTTGAACAATCAGGATTAATTTCTATAGTAGTAGGAGCAGGTGCTGCTTGGTTTGGTCTATATGCAGGAACAGCTAAAGATAAAATAAATAGTAAATAATGGAAGTATTTGACCTTATAGAAAAGGTCGGTTTGCCTATAGCTGGTGGTTTAGTTATGGGTTATTTTATATTTCTTATTATGAAACAACTTATGGGTAATCTTGTAAATGATATTAAAAGTATACAAGGTATAACAAAAATGCTTATTACAAGAGCATCAATAATGAATAATGATATTATTCGTATTGACACATCAGTATCTAGTGCTCTTAATTTAAAACCAGATTTAGATAGAATATCAAGAGCTGAAAATTTTGTAGAAGATGGAAAAATAGACGCTAGAAGAGATTAATGGACATAGTTGTATTAGTAGAAAAATTTGGCTTTACAACTATTATGGTTATTGGTTTAGGTTATTTTGTTTATTTTGTTTGGCAAACTATTACTAATACTATAGACCCTGCCATATCAGAAATGAAAAAAACAATTATAAGACTTACTGACCAGCTCAGGTTATTAGACCAAGATATGATAAGATTACAAGAAAAAGTTAATACTGTATTGGAGTTAAATGAAAACAAAAGAACAACGAATAGAAGCAAGAAATAGAAAATTAAGATACCAAATATGTGGTTTTCTATGTATATTTTTCTTTTTAATGCTTCTTACAAATCCTTTATGGGCAGACCAAGTAGTTTTTAAATTTAAAAATCCTAGTTTTAGTGGTCTTAATACAAGTTCACATTATTTAACTATTGAAAATCAAGAATTTAATCGTAAAGAAGCATTAAAAGCAGAAATTAAAGCACTTCAAGACCAAATAAAAAGAGATAAAGAAAATACAACACTTGCAAGATTTATAAGAAACTTAGAATCAAGAATTTATGCACAATTATCAAGACAACTTGTAGAAAATTTATTTGGTGAAACGCCAAGTGATAGTGGCATATTAGAATTAGAAGGCAATACAATAGAATATAGTGTTGTCGATGGCATAATAACTTTAAATATAACGGATTCGGATGGAAATACAACAACGATTTCTTTGCCTGTTGGTAGTTTTACTTTCTAGTTGTGCTGTATTAGAAAATCAAGATTTAGCATTAACACAAAATATTAAATCTAGTTCAATATTAGATTTGCAATCAGAAGAATTAAAAAATTTACCTGCTGCAAAACTTAAACCATCTGTAGCTATATATCCAAATAGTTTTAGAGATTTAACTGGACAAAGAAAAAGTAATAGTTCTTTTGCTTTATTTAGTACAGCTATAACACAAGCTCCAGAAGCACTTTTAATTAGAGCATTAAAACACGCAGCTAATGGACAATTTTTTACAGTAGTAGAAAGAGTAGGATTAGATAATCTTACAAAAGAACGACAGTTAATAAGAAGTACAAGACAAGAGTTTAAAGAAGATAATAAGATGAAACCCTTATTATTTGCTGGTTTAATCATTGAAGGTGGAGTTATTAGTTATGAATCTAATAATAAATCTGGTGGTTTAGGTGCTAGATATTTAGGAATAGGTACTAGCAAACAATACAGAGAAGATACAGTAACTATATCTTTAAGATTAGTATCTGTATCTACTGGAGAAGTATTAATAGAAACTTTAGTATCAAAAAATATTATCTCTACAAGTGTTTCACAAGATATCTTTCGCTTTATAGAAGCTGGAACTGAACTAGTAGAAGTAGAGGGTGGTATTGCAGAAAATGAAAGTGTTTCTATTGCTTTACAAAAAGCTATTGAAACAGGTATTTTAAATATAATTTATATAGGAATTGAAAGAGGGTATTGGAAATATGATGAAAAAAATAAAATTAATGAGCCTAATTGTGATGCTGACTGCATTGACAACATACGGAGCTGATAACGAAATTTTTGTAGAACAATCAGGTGCTACAGCTAATATTGATTTAGAACAAATTGGTTCAGGCAATATTATTGGAGGTTTACTATCTACAGCAGGAAGTATGACTGCATTAGACTTAGATGGTCTTAGTATGACATTAGATATAAATCAAATAGGAAATACTAATAAATTTTTAGGAGATATTACAGGAGATTCTGTTACAGGTTTTTTTGAGTTTGATGGAGATAGTAATACATTTACTATACAAGGAGACCCAACAAATACTTATGGAATAGATAATTCTAATTATAATGTTGATGTTACTGGAAACTCAAATACTTTTACTTTAGACCATGGAACAACTGCATTAGCTGCAACATTAGATTTAGATTGGATTATACAAGGTGATAGCAATACATTTGATTTTGATATTAACTATGATGGTGCTACTAATTATGTAGATGTAGATGGAGATAGTAATACAGTAAACTTTACAGGTAGTGGGTATGCAGGTGCATATTTTTATCTTGACCAAACTGGTAATTCAAGAACTTTTAATATTACACAATCAAGTACATTAGATAATGACTGGCTTAAAATTACATCTATTGGCAATAATGGTACTGTTTGCGTCATTCAAAATGACCAAGGTACAAGCACAAGCTGTTGATATTGGAGATATATCTGAATTAAATGGTAATGCTCAAATAGTAAGAGATAAATCTTATGAAGCAGATTTACAGTTTGCTATACAAAGTAATGATGAAGCTATTACTACTAATGGAAGAATGGCAATAACATTTCTTGATGAATCAACTGTAAAACTTACTGAACATTCACAATTAGTAATTGATGAATATATTTATGACCCTGACCCTTCAAAAGCAAAAATGGCTCTTACTTTTGGTTTAGGTACAGCTAGATTTATTACAGGAAATTTAAATCGTATAGACAAACAAAATATAAGTCTTAAAACTCCAACAGCAAATATAGCAATACGAGGAACTGATTTTACAGCTACAGTTGATGAACTAGGGCGTAGCCTTATTATTTTATTACCTGATGCTCTAGGGCTTTCTAGTGGCGAAATAGAAGTAGTTACAGCTATGGGTACAGTTTTATTAAATAAACCTTATGAAGCTACTACAGTAAGTGTATTTGAATCTTCTCCTAGTAAACCAGTAATATTAGATTTATCTTTAGATATTATTGATAATATGTTAATTGTTACCCCACCTAAAGAAGAAAAACTAGAAACAGAAGAAACATCTAATACACAAAATGATAGTATTTTAGATTTTAATGACTTAGATATAGATTTTTTAGCAGAAGATTATTTAAAAGAAGATAGTTTAGAATTTACAGAATTAGATATTAATTATCTTGATGTAAATTATTTAGAAGATTTATTAAAAGTTGTTGATGCTTTAGCAGTTGATGAAGATGAAGAGCAACTTGCACAAACTACTGTAACTAGAATTACTGGAACAAATTTTGGACAAGATAAAGAAACACAAATAACTACATTTATACAAGATAATATAATAACTTTGCAAAGAAATGTTAGTGAAAGTGTTAAATTAAATTTACAAACAGAAAATGCTTATACAGTTATTTTTATACAAGATGGTGTATCAAATATAGTAAAAATAAATGGTGGTGGAGATTCTGTAATTACAATAAAACAAAGTAATTAATGAAAAAACTTATATTACCTATAGTCATAATATTATTATTGCCATTAATATATCAATCTACGCCTACAGAAATATTAAAATTAAGAGTATTTGATGCTTTTATACAAACACCAGAACCTTCAGGTAATTTTGTAATTTTAAATATTACTGAAGAAGATGTTGAGCGTGAAGGTGGTTATCCAATACCAAGAAAAAGACTTGCAGATATTAATTTAGAAATATTAGGTAAAGGTGCATTAGGTATTGGATATGCTATATCTTTTCCACAAGCTGATAGATTAGGAGGAGATAAAAACTTTGGTAGAACATTAGGATATGCACCATCTGTTATTGCTATGTTTGAAGATAATAAAGGTAATTATCCAAAACCGACAGGAACAGTTGTGAAAGGTAATGATATTGGTGGTATAGTATCAATGGGAGTTAAGGAAAACCTGAACACTCTAACAACTAATACATTACAGGGTTTAGCCATTGCTCCCACAGAAGTTGACCAACTTGTAAGAAGAATACCTTTATTAGTTCGCACACCAAATAATGATTGGATTCCTAGTTTTGGAACACAAATATATAAATCTTTATTTAATGTAAAAACTTATATTATAAAAACTAATGATAATGGTATTGAAGAAATATCAATCAGAGGAATACCACCAGTTAAAACAGATAGCCTTGGTCGTAAATGGATTAGTTGGGTTAATACACCACAAACAACATTACAAGAAATGGATGTTAATGGTAAGTTTGTAATTATAGGTGTAACAGCTAATGGAGTAATGCCACAAATAGCTACTCCTATTGGTTTATTAGAGCCACATAAAATACAAGCAGCATTAGCAGAGTCAATCTTAATACAAGATAGTCCTTATATACCTGATTGGCATTTAGCTGTAGAAATATTAATTTTAGTGATAACAGTAACTTTAGTTTGGTTATGTGTAAATATTTTTGGAACAACGCTAGGAATAACATTTACCAGTATATTATTCTTTTTAACAATATTTTTTGGACACTATTTAATACAGCGTGGAATATTAATAGATGTAAGCTGGACATTAATTTCACAATTTATAACTGCTTCCATAGCATTTTATTTAAGATTTAAAGAACAATATAAGTTAAGACAACAAATTAAAAAACAATTTGAACATTATCTTGACCCAAGACAAGTTAAAAAATTACAAGATAATCCTAATTCTTT